TATGCTTCACAAATATTAAGTCGAGCTCAAACTGGTAGTGGGATAGTAAGAAGAGCATGTAGAATGCCTTTCAACCAAATATTAGTTAATGCCGGTTATGAATCAACCGAAGCACAAATGTTAGGTAAATATAAATTAGTAGAATCAGGTAATGATACTTGGGCCGGAATTAATGTTGAGACTAAAGAAGTCATTAACATGAAAGAATCAGGTATTATAGATCCTACTAAAGTAACTAGAACAGCACTTCAAAATGCTGCCTCAATAGCGGGTACAATATTACTTACAGAATGTACAGTAGTAGAAGAACCCCAAGATGATAATCAACAACCGCAATTAGACCCAATGATGGGGATGATGTAAATTTAAATTTAATTAATTATGACAAAGCAAGAAATTTTCGAACAAATTGACACTCTTTACAATTCATTTGTAGAGGAACACAATTCAACTACTAAAGCTGGAGCACAACGTGCCCGTAAAGCTATTGGTAGTATCAAGAAATTAGTTACAGATTATAGAAAGGCTTCAGTAAATGAAAGCAAGTAATCCTGAAATTAATATAATTGAAGATAACGTTCTTATTGCCAGGCGAGTACCGCCTGGTGATAAGTGGCGTTTAATAGCAAATGAACCTGATGGGCAAGTCCATCCTACTCTAACTGATGCCCTAGAAGCATATATGGTAAAAACAGGATTTAAGGGAGATTATCGCTTAGCTCCTTTGAAAAGCGAATTATTTGCCATATCTTCCACGGAAGAAATTGTGGAACCAGAACCAGAAAAAAGATATTCAATATATGGTGAGTACTAGAGAGAATACACTACTAAATGAAAAATATCGTCCTGATAATTTAGACAATTATGTTGGTAATCTTAATTTAAAATCAACATTAGCTAAACAATTATCCCAAAATGATATCCAAAATTATCTATTTTACGGACCCGCAGGTACAGGTAAAACTACACTTGCTAAGTTAATAGTTAATAATTTAGATTGTGATTCACTTTATATTAACGCCTCTGATGAACGAGGCATCGAAACCATAAGAGACAAAGTATCAGGCTTCGCTTCAGTTGCCAGTATAAAACCCTTAAAGGTAGTTATATTAGACGAGTCTGATTTTTTAACAATTCAAGCACAAGCCTCTTTGCGAAATGTAATTGAAACGTTTTCACGTACTACAAGATTTATTTTAACTTGTAATTTTGTAGAACGTATTATTGACCCAATTCAATCACGTTGTCAAACATTCAAAATAGTTCCACCAACTAAAAAGGAGGTAGCAGTTCATATAACAGGAATATGTGATAAAGAGAATATAGGTTATGAAATTCCTTCAATAGGGAAATTAGTAAACAAGTATTATCCTGACATCCGTAAAATGTTAAATACTGTTCAAGCAAGTACTGTGGATGGCCATTTACAACTTGATGATAGTTTACTTATTTCATCTAGTTATATGGACTCTGTGCTTGATGAGTTAAAACAAGATAATTATAAAAACATAAGACAAATAATAGCTGATTCAGGTGTTAATGATTTTGAAGAACTATTTAGATTTTTATATGATAATTCTTCAGAATACATGCCTGGCAAGGAAGGTACAGCTGCTATTTTAATAAATGAACACTTATATAAATCAAACTTCCGTATAGACAAAGAGATAAACTTAATGTCTTTAATTCAAAATTTAATAAATAATAAGTAATGGAACAACCTATCCAACAACCCCAAATTGATCTCAAAAATACCTCTGGTTTAAAAACTAGTGATGATAAAAGTATATTTCAACAAGGAGTTATTTTACGTAAAGTTTCTAAATTTGTAACAGGTACAAATGAAGATGCTATGATACCCATTCCCGTATTTTATGAACCTACTACTGGTAAAATACTAGCAGATTCAGTACCTAAAGAATTACGTGAAGAATTAGCTGATGAACTTATTTGATTGGCTTAAAGAAATAAACAATAAGAAATCTCCAGTTGGTTCCTTTTCTCAAGAGGATTGGGATCAATGGAATTCTTATATGGTACATCGATTTCTAAGTATGAATCCTAATCTTTTAGAGTTAGTAAATGAAGTACAATCGTTACCACCAACAGATAAACAACAAATATATTCTATTTATAGGGAATATGTGCCCAAAAATAATAAATGGAGTAAATACATTAAATCAAATATTAAATCACAAAATAAAGATTTAGTTACTTATTTTGTTGATTATTTTCAATTATCATCTCGTGAAGTAAAAGATTATTTAAGTTTATTAAGTAATAAAGAAATCACTAATTTATTATCTCAATTAGGAATAGAAGATAAAGAAATAAAAAAGTTATTAAAATAGTTTATAAACATACTAAAGATACTATAGCAGTAAATCCTGATAATAACTGGGGTGATAATATTAGTTATTTAATATTACAATATTTTTCTAATAGTAAAAACCTCAAACCCGAAAAAGTATTCCATTCATCTCATTTTGAATATTATGATGATAATTTTACTTCACCATCGGGTAAAATTGTATCTGTAGGTAGCATAATGTCTACCACTAAAAAGGAAGATATAGTGTGGGGTGCTGGGTGTATAAGTCCCGGGGCAATTGGTGAAGATCCTTTAAAGGTATATGCTGTTAGAGGACCATTAACTAGAAAAGAATTAAATGATAGGGGGGTAGAATGTCCTAAAGTATATGGGGATCCTGCACTTTTATTCCCCAAAATCTATAACCCACCACGTAATATAAAATATAAATACGGTTTGATTCCACATTATATTGATTATACTAATGAGTATGCCCTAAATATAATTACCTATTTAGAATCTCAAGGTGTAAAAATAATTAATATTACTAATAATACATTTAAATTTATAGATGAATTACTATCAGTAGAGAAAGTAATGTCTTCTGGGCTTCATGGTTTAATTGCTGCTGATGCTTATGGTATACCTAATATAAAAGTAATGTTAAGTAATCTATTAGTTGGGGGTAAATTTAAATTTAATGATTATTTTAAATCAGTAGATAGAGAACTTATATTTAAAACATTTATAGATAATACTCCATCTATAGATAATCTTGAATTATTACCTTTTAATACTAAAATAAATTTTAACCCTGATATTCTTTTAAAAGCAGGCCCTTGGAATGATAATAATTGTACTTTTTTCTAATGAAAATCCATTTAATACAAATATCATCTAACCCACAAGATCTTAAAGAGATTAAATCTTATAATGATTTACAAAAATTAAATGTAGATTATATTAGACATATTAATCCTAATTTTACTGAATTACCTCCCTCTAATTTAGCTTTTGGTGATATTAGCGATATAAAAATAAATAAAAAGTATAATGAATGGGGTTTAACACCCGCTCATTATGGTTGTTTCAAATCACATTCCCAAGCTATAGCTTCAGCAATGTGTAAAGATAACCCCACTATCATATGTGAAAATGATGTTCAAATACTTGATTATGAATTAATGAATAAAAAAATTCAAATTGGTGCTGAATACATGTTAAAAAATAAATATAAAATTTTAAGATTAGAAACCCCCACTTTTAAAATTGAAAAAAATAGAGGGTGTTATAAACAACTTACAAATGATTTATGGGAAAGCAATAGAATGATAGGAGCATATTGCTACATGGTTAATCCAAATGAAAAATTATGGTGGTTAGAAACAATTTTAAAGAAAGGTTGGCATGCCTGGGATATTTTCTTAAATTATACATTTCAGTCTGAGCATTTGCCGATGTTAAGCTTTAAAGAAGAACTTACTTACTTTTATGAAGGAGGTTCAATTATAGATCCTAATACTAATGAAAAATAAATACTAATGAAAAAAGAACTATTTGACATGTTAATGTCCGAAGCGGTTGCTGAAAGAAACAAAGCAATCCTAACCCTTAATTTGCTAAGTGAACACCCAGCGGGGATTGGAGACCATTCAACTAAAGATTTTTATGAAAATGCTACTGAAGCACTTACTACTCTAGTAGATGCTGACGATAAAATAGAAGCATTAAATAGGTACTTTACTTCTCCAAAACAACAAGTAAATGGGTGATTCACGTCAAAAATATTTAGAAACTCGTACTGATGAAGTAATTCCACTTTCAAAAGCTAAAAAACTACCTAAGTATGATGCTGTAGTTTCACTTTTTGAAAATGAATACCCGGACTTATCTAAGGAATTTAAAAATATTCAAAATGAAATGTATCAAATGTTTGCTCGCAAACATATGGATTATGGATTAAATAATATTGCTCTGGGTGGTGATTTAAATAATAAAGAAGATAAAAAGTTTTCACTTACTGGTTTAGCAATTAGGTTAACAGATAAAATTTCTAGATTAAAAAACCTTCTTATTAATGGGAAGAATTTTGTTAAAGCCGAGAGTATGGAAGATACATTTATTGATATAGCTAATTATGGGATAATTGGTTTATTAGTAGGGCGTAATAAATGGAAAAAATAAAATGATATATTGGTTTACAGGCCAGCCATGTGCTGGAAAAACAGTTTTAGCTAATAAGCTTAAAAAAGAAATACCCGGAGCATTTAGAATAGATGGTGATGATATGAGAGAGTTATTCTCTAATAAAGATTATTCTATTAATGGTAGAGTTATCAATGTTGGTACAGCACAACGTATAGCTCAGTACTTAAATAATCAAGGTAAGGATATAATAGTATCTTTAGTTTCCCCATATATTGATCAAAGAGAAGATTTTAAAACACTAATGGGTGATCAAATAATAGAATTTTATGTACATACAACTGAACCTAGAGAAAGAGACCATTTTAAAGCAATAGCTTATTCTCCACCACTAACTAACTTTGTAGATATTGATACTACTTACGATACAAAAGAACAATCATTTGAAAAAATACTAAATGAAATATAGTTTATTTATAGGTAGGTGGCAACCTTTACATAAAGGTCACTTATGGTTAATAAATCAACGTTTAAAAGAAGGTAAGAATGTTTGCCTTGCTATTCGAGATGTTGAACCAAATAAAAACCAACCTTGGACTGCTAAAGAGATTGAAAAAATGGTACACGAAGGTGAATTAAAAGAATTAATACAAGATGGTAAAGTTATCACAACTATCATCCCAGATATAGAATCAATTAATTATGGCAGAGGAGTTGGTTATGAAGTAATCGAGCATTTTCCCCCTGAAGATATAAAAGAAATATCCGCTACAAAAATTAGAGAACAAATGCGAAAAGATGGTAAACTATAAAAGACACATACTAAAAACAATTAGTTGGAGAATTATAGGTACATTAGATACTATGTTACTTTCAGGTTTAATTACTGGATCTTGGGAACTTGGTCTTACTATTGGAAGTATAGAAGTATTAACTAAAATGGTTCTTTATTTTTTTCACGAAAGAGCCTGGTATAAATTCAGTAAATACGGTATAAAAAAATAATTTTGGCTAAAAAAATTCCTAAAATAGTAAAGGAGATTAGGAATAATCCTCCCCAACCTATAAACTTTGCATTCCAAAAGAATATTTCATATTCTCAAATGTCATTATTTAGATCTTGTCCTTATAGATGGAAACTCCAATATAAAGATAAAATAAAAGTATTCACTTCATCTATTCATACTGTATTTGGTACAGCAATACATGAAACTATGCAAGAATATCTTACAGTAATGTATGATAAATCAGCTCGTGTAGCTGATGAAATAGATTTAGAAGATTTATTTCAAACTAATTTTATAAGTGAATACCAAAAACAATATAAATCAAATAATAATGAACATTTCTCTTCAGCTGAAGAAATGAGAGAATTTTTTGAAGATGGAGTTGCGATTTTAAATTGGTTTAGGAAAAAACGAAGTAAATATTTTTCAAAACGAGGATGGCATTTAGTAGGGTGTGAAATACCACTTACAATTGCCCCCAATAAAATGTATAATAATATTTTGTATACAGGATATTTAGATGTAGTTTTATATAATGAAAATACTGGGGAATTTAAAATTATAGATATTAAAACTAGTACTCGTGGGTGGAAAGAAAAAGATAAAAAAAATGAAGATAAACAATTTCAATTATTACTTTATAAACAATTCTTTTCTGAACAATATCATATCCCAATAGATAATATTAGTATTGAATTTTTCATTGTTAAACGTAAGGTATTAGAATGGGATGATGATAATATTAAATCACCACATCAAGCATATAGAGTACAAATATTTAACCCACCAAGTGGTAAAATTAAGTTGGGCAGAGCAAATAAAGCAATACAAGATTTTATTAGAGAATGTTTTGTATCAAGTGGAGAAATAAAAGAAATTACTTATCCTAAATCCCCAAGTAAGTGGAATTGTGGATTTTGCCCCTTTAAGGAAGATTTAAATCTTTGTGGAGAAGGATTAAAATTTTAAATATCTTGATATATGTATTATCATAAAAACGTTTTAAAATAAAGATTATGCCAACAAAAGACATGACACTAACAAGTGTAAAAGTAAAAAGTGATTTATTTGAAAATTTTAAAATTGAGTGTGTAAAACGCAAATTTTCTTTTCAAAAACTTGCCGATCGAGCTATTTATTTGTATCTTACTGATGAAGATTTTCGTAAACAAATTGCAAACCAAAATAATCTCGAACTGTAAATTTTAATAAATAAATGAATCAAAGTTTTGAATATCTTCCTAAGGAAGAAAGAAAAAAAATCCTTTTAATTTGTGATGATATCAGAGTACACTCTGGAGTGGCTACTGTTGCTCGTGAAATTGTAATGCATACTTGTCATCATTTTAATTGGGCACAAATGGCAGGAGCAATCAAACACCCGGATAAAGGCAAAGCATTAGACATAAGTACGGATACGGGAAAAAAGATGAATATTGATGATGCTTATGTAATGATGTATCCAACTGATGGATATGGTAATATTGAACTTCTTCGTAATGTTATAGAAAGAGAAAATCCTGATGCTATAATGTTGGTTACTGATCCAAGGTATTTTGGATATATTTTTAATGCCGAACAAGAAATTAGAAAAAATATACCTATTACTTATCTAAATATATGGGATGACTACCCAGCACCAATGTATAATCGTGCCTTTTATGAAGCATGTGATTTATTAATGGGTATTTCAAAACAAACCGTTAATATAAATAAAATTGTATTAGGTGAAGCTGCTAAAAGTAGAATATTTAAATATATTCCACATGGGTTAGATATAGAAGATTATCATCCATTACCTGATACAGATGAAGGGTTAATTAAATTTAAAAATAATTTTTTTAATAAAGAAAACCCTGAATTTGTTCTATTTTTTAACTCTAGAAATATTAGACGTAAACAAATCCCAGATGCAATGTTAGCATTTAGAGCATTTTTAGATACATTACCCCAAGAACAAGCTAAAAAATGCAAATTTGTATTACATACTGAAGTTAAAAGTGATCATGGTACTGATTTAGATAAAGTAAAAGAATATTTCTTTGATGAATCTTATCCTAATACTATAAAATTTTCTACAAGTAAATTAAGTTCACAAGAATTAAATTACCTTTATAATATTGCAGATGCTCAAATATTACTTACCTCAAATGAAGGATGGGGTCTAACTATTACTGAAGCTATTTTAGCAGGTACTCCTATTATAGCTAATGTAACAGGTGGTATGCAAGATCAAATGAGATTTGAGGATGAAAATGGTGAGTGGTTTACCCCCACACCCGATTTACCTTCTAACCATAGAAAAACCTTGACTAAACATGGAGAGTGGGTATTTCCTTGTTATCCATCTTCCCGTTCAATTCAAGGTTCACCCATGACACCTTATATTTTTGATGATAGATGTAATTGGGAAGATGCTACTGAACATTTAATTACTTTAAATAACATGACACGTGAAGAACGTAAAGCATTAGGTGCAAAAGGTAGAGAATGGGCTATAAGTGATGAGGCAGGATTTACAGCTAAACACCAAGCAAATAGAGTGATGGAAGCATTTACTGAATTATTTAATACTTGGAAACCAAGAGAAAAATATGAAATTATTAATGCAACCGAATATAAAGGAAGACACCTAACACATAAATTATATTATTAATGAATAAACCAGTTTTTGTAATCAGTTGCCCATATGACACATATTCAGGATATGGCGCACGAGCTAGAGATATAGTTAAAGCAATAATTAATACGGATAAATACGATGTAAAATTAATGGCTCAACGTTGGGGTAGTACTTCCTGGGGGTTTTGTAAAAACCACCCTGAATGGGAATATTTACATAATCATAAATTACCTGAAAATAAATTAACAACAAAACCAGACATTTGGATGCAAATTACTATTCCAAATGAATTCCAAGCAGTAGGGAAATATAATATTGGATGTACAGCAGGAATTGAATCCAATTTATGCAAACCCGAATGGATTGAAGGGTTAAATAGAATGGATATTAATTGGGTTTCTTCTAATTTTGCTAAAAATACATTTGAAAATACTAAGTATGAAAGACGTAATAAAAAAACTGAAAAAGTAGAAGGGTTTATTAAATTAGAAAAGCCTATTAAAGTGGTATTTGAAGGAGCTAATTTAGATATATACAAACCTATTACTTCCAAAGAAATTAAGACTATTAATTTAGAAGAAATTAAGGAGTCATTTTGTTATTTATTTGTAGGCCATTGGATGCAAGGAGCTTATGGACATGACAGAAAAAATGTTTGGAAAACTGTTAAAGCATTTTTTGAAACTTTTAAAAACCAAAAACAAAAACCTGCCTTAATATTAAAAGCATCTGTAGGAGTTGCTTCATATGTTAGTAGAGATGAAATATTAAACCGTATTAAGCAAATACGCAAAAGTGTAAATGCTACTAATTTACCTAATGTTTATGTATTGAATGGTGAATTTAGTGATCAAGAAATGAATGAATTATATAACCACCCTAAAATAAAATCAATGGTAAGTTTTACTAAAGGTGAAGGGTATGGTAGACCTCTATTAGAATTTAGTTTAACAGGTAAACCTATCATAGCTAGTAATTGGTCAGGCCACACTGATTTTTTAAAGCCTTCATTTACTACTTTAGTAGGAGGTGAATTAGAAAATGTAGATAGTAGTGCGGCTAATGATTGGTTAATAAAAGAATCTAAATGGTTTAAAGCTCATGATGCTGAAATGGGTCGTACATTAAAAGATGTTTATAAAAAATATAAACAATATGGTGTTAAATCAAAACAACAAAAGAATTTTAGTAAAACAAAATTTAGTTTTGATAAAATGCAGGAATTAATAACTGAAATTTTAACAGATAGTATACCTGAATTTGCTAAACAAGTTGAATTAAAATTACCAACATTACAGTAATGGCTTACGATAATTTAATAGAATGTACCCGTTGTGGTAGTGATGCTTGTTATATACAAGAAGTAACTAAAGATATTACTATAGAACTATGTTATGGATGTGGGTTCCAATCTAATTCAGTAATGAAAGTTGATAGTGATTTTTTAAAAGAGCAAATGGAAACATTACCCGATTTATATAAATCACTTATTGATGAAGAAGAATCTGGTAAAGTATGGATGCCCTCATTTCATAGTGTAGAGGGAAAAGGTATGGTATTTGCAGATGGTGTTTCAAGAGAAAAATGGGCTTGGGGGGCTGCTAAACATATTAAAGTACTAGAAGAAGAAAAAGATAAATATAAAGGAGCTAAATACAGAGCTGATATGTCTACTATAAAACATTTCCCTGAACGTGATTTTATAGGAGCATTAACGTATATTGGAGTATTACCAGAATAGATATGAAAATAAGTTATGCAATAACAGTTTGTAATGAAATTGTAGAGATACAAAGACTTATACCTTTTTTACTTAATAATAAAAGGACCCAAGATGAGATTGTTATATTATATGATTCTAAAGGTGGAATTGAACCAGTAGAAGAATATCTTAGAGCTAAATCAGTTAATGCTGAATTTATGTGGCATAGTGGAGAGTTTGGAGGTCACTTTGCTGACTGGAAGAATAAGCTTACTAAATATTGCTCCGGTGATTACATCTTTCAGATAGATGCTGATGAGTACCCTCATGAGACACTTATAGAAAAACTCCCAGAAATATTAGAGGGTAACCCTAACAATGATGTTTACTTAGTTCCCAGAGTTAATACGGTTGATGGTCTTACTAACGAACATATAAAAAAATGGGGTTGGCAAGTAAGCCAATCAGGTTGGGTTAATTGGCCTGATTATCAATGGCGTATATGGAAAAATAAACCAGAGATTAAATGGAAGAATAAAGTACATGAAGTACTAGAAGGATTTAAAACATATTCTCCTTTACCAGATATAGAGTTATTAGCTTTATACCACCCAAAACAAATAAATAGACAAGAAAAACAAAACAATTACTATGCAACCTTGGATGAGTAAACATGAAATAGCGTTAATATTAAAACATTTATATTATACTGATACTATGTTAGAATGGGGAAGTGGGGGTAGTACTACATATTTTCCTCATTTTGTAAATGACTATTATTCTATTGAACATGATGAAGAATGGTCAGTAAAAGTACAGGAGGAACTAAAATCTAATAACATACTTAATGTAAATTTTCATCATGTAAGTTGGGATTCACCCCGTACAACACCAACACAACGATCCCAATTTGAAACTTATATACACCATGTAGATAATTTAGAAGTTGATAAGTTTGATAAAGTATTAATTGATGGGAGAGCTAGAGGATGGTGTGCAGAATATGTTTTAAAATATTTACATAAGGATTCAATAATTTTTATCCATGACTTTTGGAAGAGACCTCAGTATCATGTAGTATTTGATTGGTACGATGAAATAGCTAGTGTTAAGGACACTCACCAAACTATTGTTGTCTTAAAACCAAAACCAAAATATTTAAATAATTAAATATGAAAATTTATTATAGATTATCTAATTTAGAAGCAGGAATATCTAAGAAAAAAATCCCCAATTCCACAAAACAACATTGTTTAGAAAATTGTATTAATGAATTTGGAAAAGAAAATATTACCATATTAGGAGATAAATTAAATGATGAAACTAAATCATATGTTAATTCATTAAATTTAAGATTAATTGAAGTAAGTAATGGTTCTGGGGCAGGAACATTCAGAGATGCTTTAGATTTAGCTATTAAGGAAAATGAAGATAATGATTTAGTATATTTACTCGAAGATGATTTTTTACACAAATCAGAATCTAAAAAATTACTAATAGAAGGTTTAAATAAATATAATGGTTACCTTACTTTATATGATCACCCAGATAAGTATTTAAATAAAGAAAATGGGGGTAATCCTTTTATAGAACAAGAAGGTGAAGTAACTAGGTTAGTTAAAACAGATTCAGTACATTGGAAAATAACAAATAGTACTGTTATGAGTTTTGCATGTAAAGTATCTAGATTAAAAGAAGATTATGATTTAATATTAAAACACTCTTCATCACATATAACTGATTCATTTAGATTTTTTACTGAATTATCTCAAACCAAATCCGTACCTGTATTAAGCTCGGTACCTGGTTATAGTACACACTGCGAATCAGCTTGGTTATCACCTTTAACAAATTGGAAAAAATTATGACAAAAAAAGAATTTCAAACCCATATACTTAACTTATCAAAAAACACTGTTGGGGAATTATTACATGAAAGAAGTTGGGATGCAGTTAAAGATATATGTGAAAAAGTCAAACCCTTATCTATTTTAGAATTAGGATTTAATAGAGGTTCAAGTGCTCTTATGTGGTTATTTAATACACCTAATAAAACTAAACTTCATAGTATAGATATAAGAAGTAAAGAAGAAGTATCTGAATCGTTGAAATATATTAATGATATTTTTGGAGGAAGATTTAAATATTCTCATTTAGACCATCAATTATTAACTGAAACCTATACCAAAGGTTTAGGGATGGTAAATAAATATGATTTAATTTTTATAGATGGAGATCATAGTTACAGGGGTATATTAAGAGATGCTAAAAACTCATTAAAATTAAATCCCAAATACATTGCCTTTGATGATTATTTCCATGCAGCCCATGGCCGTGATACCCAAAAAGTAATATCAGAATTAGGACTTGAAGTCATTAAAGAATATAAAAACGCAACGGGTCAAGCATTAACAAAAAATCCATTTTATACTAAATGATTAGTTTAATTATCCCTACATACCGGAATCCCAAATATTTAGATTTATGTTTACAATCAGCTATTGATGGTCAAACTACTAAAAATGAAATTATAGTAGTGATAGATGGTTATATAGATGAAAGTAAAGAAATATTAGACAAACATAAAGATAATATTAAAGTATTACCTTTAGAACAAAATCAAGGTATGCAAACTGCTCTTAATTTAGGGGTTTACAATGCCAGCAATGAGAAAATATTAATTATTAATGACGATAATGTGTTATGCCCTGAATGGGATATTATAGCAAGTGAAGTTAAAGAACGTTCGGTACTGACTATTAATCAAATTGAACCTACAGGACCAGGTATATTTAATTTCCCAGTTAAAGATTTTGGTAAAACGTCTGATAAATTTGATTATAAAGGATTTGTTGAGTACGAAAAAACATTAAGGCAAGATATGTTAAGTGTAGATGGGGGTATATTTCCATTTGCAATGTACAAAAAACAATATATGATTGTAGGTGGATTTGATACAATTTACAAATCTCCTTTTATATGTGATTGGGATTTTTTCCTTAAATTAGATTTAAATAATATAGGGTTAGCGAGAACACATAAGGGCCATTTTTATCATTTTGGTAGTACAGCTACTAAAAATAGAAAAGATGGGGATCAAATTAAATTTAGAGAAAGTGAACAACCTGCTGCCCAAACTTTTATATATAAATGGGGAATCTCACCTCAATTATTTGAAAATTGTTCTCATAATCCCAAAAATAATAAAGTAATAAAAGGCATAAAATATGAATAAAACAGTATTAATAACGGGTGTAGCAGGTTTACTAGGAAGTAGATTAGCTGATTGGATAATAGAAAATCACCCTGATATTAAAGTAGTAGGTATAGATGACTTAAGTGGGGGGTATAAAGAAAATATCCACCCTAAAGTTGATTTTTGGCAAATGAATTTAGTAGATCATCCGATTGAAAATTGTTTTGAAGTAAATAAATTTGATTATGTATTCCACTTTGCTGCTTATGCTGCTGAAGGATTATCCCCATTTATTCGTACTTACAACTATAAAAACAATTTAATATCAACCGCAGCTATAGTTAACCAATGTATTAAACATAACGTTAAAAGATTAGTATTTACATCATCAATGGCTGTCTATGGTCATGGGGTAGGACAAATATTTAATGAAAAACAATTACCATCACCAATAGACCCTTATGGTATAGCTAAATATGCTTGTGAGCAGGATATTAAAATAGCAGGTGAACAACATGGGTTAGATTGGTGTATTATTAGACCACATAATGTTTATGGTATTAAACAAAATATATGGGATAAATACAGAAATGTGCTTGGAATTTGGATGTACCAGTACATGAATGGTGAAGAAATGACTATATTTGGGGATGGTGAACAAAAAAGAGCCTTTAGTTATATAGATGATAGCTTAGAACCATTATGGAAAGCAGCAGTTGAACCCAAAGCATGTTGTGAGATTATTAATTTAGGTGGTATTAAAGAATATACAATTAATGAAGCTAATAAAGTATTATTAGATGTAATTACTGATGGGGAAATAGCATATAAAGAACAAAGACATGAAGTAAAATATGCTGTACCTACCTATCAAAAATCAGTTGATATTTTAGGGTTTGAACATAAAACTGATCTAAAAGAAGGATTAAGTAAAATGTGGGAATGGGCTAAACAACAACCATTAAAAGAAAGATTTGTTTGGGACAAGTATGAAATAGAAAAGGGAATATATAGTTTTTGGAAAAAATGAGAATAGGAATAATTGGTCAAGGTTTTGTTGGTAATGCTATTTATCAAAAATTTAGTAAATATTATGATGTTTTAACTTATGATTTAGATGAGTCAAAAAGTAATTCAACTAAAGATAAAGTATTAAACCAAGAAATTGTATTCATGTGTTTACCTACACCTATGAATAAAGATGGTAGTTGTAATGTGGATATTATAGAAAGAGAATTAGAAAATATAGATTTGATTGCAGATAATCAAGAAATTTTAAAAACGGTAGTAGTTAAATCAACAATCCCTCCGGGTACAACTGATAAATGGAATAAAAAATATGAATCACTAGATATAGTTTTTAATCCTGAATTTTTAACAGAAGCGAATGCAGTAGATGATTTTGAAAACCAATCCAGAATTATACTAGGTGGAAGTAAAGAATCAACTACTAAGTTAAAGCAATTATATTCTTCTATATTTAGAAAAACTTCTAAAATAATTAAAACAGATTCTAAAACTGCTGAATTAGTAAAATATGTTACTAATGCTTTTTTATCTACTAAAGTATCATTTGCTAATGAAATATATGATTTATGTAATGGTATAGGCTTAGATTATGATAAAGTAATAGAATATGCTACTTATGATGAACGTCTAGGGCTATCACATTGGGGTGTACCCGGACCTGATGGTGATAGGGGATTTGGTGGTCATTGTTTTCCTAAAGACCTATCAGCATTAATTAAAATTACTGAAAACTTAAATATAAAAAATAATGTATTAGTTGCTACTCAAAAAACTAATAATGAAGTTAGAAGTAATAGAGATTGGGAAAAAATGAAAGGGAGAGCTGTGGTTTAGCCAAAAAGTTTTCGTATATTTACATATATTTTTAAAAGGTTATATATTTATGTATTCGACAATTCAAATTACAACGCCCGTGAAAATGATTCCTTGCTCTAGATGTAAAGGTGATATGCCTGAACTTAGATATACCCAATATGGGTATGATTTCTGTGTAAAATGTTCTACTGTAGGTGCTAAAAGAGGATTACCTGTAACAATGGGTACTGGTGATCACACTTGGACTGAAACTATAGTAATGGAAGAAGATGATTATATCCAGTATACAGAAATGGAAGAAATGCATTATGGAAAATCAAAAAAGAATAAAGCTGAACGATTAAATTTGGAAGAAGATGACCGAAATCTTCAAGGTCCTTTCCAAATTATTAATGGAAAATCAAAAGAAGATTAAAAGTTTTGCCTAAACCTAAACCGCTTTCTAAACAACAAATAGAAGCAGCTCAATCCCAAACGAGATCTAATATGGCTGCTGCAAGGTATTTACATGTTTCATATCAACACTACAAACGATATGCAAAGATGTATGGTATTTTTGACCAACATACAAATCAAAGTGGAAAAGGTATACCTAAATTCCTCAAAGGACACGGTAAAAAACCGGCTTTGATGGATATAATTGAGGGCAAAGTATCAGCGGCACATTTCCAACCTGCAAAAATAAAGTATCGTTTAATAGAAGAGGGATATTTATCAGAGCAATGTTCAGTGTGCGGTTTCAAAGAACGTAGGGTTTTAGATTACAAAATGCCCCTACTGTTGCATTTCAAGGATGGTAACAAATCAAACTACCTACTTGAAAATATAGAGTTACTGTGTTACAATCATTATTTCCTCACCGTGGGTGATATCTTTAATGATAAAGATGTTAAACAAATAGAGTCTACAAGAGAACATTTTGGGACTAGTGAGAAAATAGATTGGGAGGTTGATGAATATCATCTACAACGTCTTAAAGAATTAGGATTAGAAGATGATGAAGACAACCCTAACCAGTATATCTCTAGAATCTAAATGAAACGAAGTAAGAAACATACTAAAATCGTAACTGATTATGATCGTATTAAATCTAAACATTTAGATCGTTTAGCATCTAAAACTTTAGATAAAGATGAAACATCACAACAGTTAAAAAAAAGACCTGTTAAAGGCAACTTCCTAAAAAATTTTTAATTATGAAATCAAAATCAAGTGAATTGTTATTCCTGACCTTTTTTATCTCAGTTGTATCAGCATTTGCAGCAGTACCTAATGTAATAAGATATAATGCTGGTACTGTTTCTAATTTAGAAGCCCAAAAGATAAAAATTGATATTGAAATACCTAAAGCTAAAGTAGAAATTATAGATCAAACTACATTATTTTTAACTTCAATAGGCCGCCGTGAATCCTCAAATCGATATAACGTAGTAAATAAATGGGGATATATGGGTAAATACCAGTTTGGACGCAAAACCCTAAATGCTTTAGGGTATGAAAATATTTCTAATAAGCAATTTCTTAATAATCCTAAACTGCAAGAAGAAGCTATGGTAAAGCTTCTTAAGCATAATAAACATATTCTTAGAAGAGAAATTAGAAAATATTGTGGTACCCAAAAACATGGGGTGTATATTACAGAATCAGGATTATTAGCAGCAGCTCATTTAGCTGGTCCGGGTAATGTAAAAAAATGGTTAAGGCGAGGTAAACGTTTTAGGGATGGTTTGGGAACTGATTTAGTAGAATATTTAAAATTATTTGGTAATTATAAAATTAATATTTAATATGTATAATAAAAAATAAATTATGGCAAAAGGTATTAACCTAGGTTCTTATGTTGCACAACCTAAAAGAAAACGTCCTGGTGTACATGCAAAAAGTAAAACATCAAAATTAAAAACAAGTAAAAATTATGCTAAACAATACAGAGGACAAGGTAAATAAAATGATAACTACTCCTGTAACTTTATTTCATAATTTAACTAATAATGATTTGATTGCTATACATGAAGCTGGGGAGTTAGAAAATTTCTGTTATGCCCTAACTTTAGATTTAGCTACAAAATATGAAAAAGGTACAACTTACGAGGCATGAATGGCAGGAAGCGATGAAGGTACCTTTACCACATCGTAATAAGAAACAATATTTTCGTAAAGAAAAGCATAAGAAAAACGGCAACCAATTAGGTTGCCTCAATTATTTTTCGTATATTTAGGTATAAATAAAAGGTTATGAAACAATTAAGCAAAGAGTATGTAATTGATAGTATTTCAGATACTATTAAATCAGAAGTAAAAATGGGAGTAACAATTCCAGAATTATCTGATAGTAGAATAAGTTATATTGCTGATTCTATTTTATTTGAATGGAATGAGCTAGGTGATCCTGATGCTAATTTTTCTGAATTAGTTAAATGGAATTTATTTGAAAACCTAACACACTCATAGATGGGACTTTGGGAATTTTCAAATAAAAATAAACATGGTAATTGGCGAACTAGAATAGTCAATATAGATGGAGCATTAAGTCATCCCGGGGGTGCTTTTGGTAGTGCAACTTCCGCAAGACGATTTAAATATGAGTATAAACATGAATTAATGCCTCCTACTATATTAAAATTAAATGGTAAAACTTATTTAATGCCCCTATGGAAAGAAGTAGTCAATGGTACTACTATAAATGATATAGAATGGATAAAACCAGTTAAGAAAAAAACAGTAGTAGAAGAATTTAAATTTGAATCTGCTAGTTCAGGTTCACTTTATACAACTAAAAAATTTACTAAACCAAGTGGGGAAATAAAATATAGTTGTACTTGCCCCGGTGTATGGAGAGCCAAAGATAGGCGCTGTAAACATATTAAATCCCTTGAATAAGTATATTTTTTTATATATTTATAATAAATCAATTTAAATCAAAAGTAAATGAAAATTTTAGGTATTATTTTATTAGTTATTATTATTGCAGGAGTTGTATATTACTTCACTCAATTAAAAGATCGTGATGGGGATGGAGATGTAGACTTTAAAGATGCTAAATTAACAGCTGAAGATATTAAAGAAGACTTAGATGCGGGTGTTAAAGATGTAAAGCATAGAGCTAAACGTGTTAAAGAAGAAATTAAAGATGTTGCGGCTGCAGTAAAAGAAGTAGGTAACCAAGTTGGTGATGTAGCTAAAGCAGCTAAAGGTAAACCAAGAACTGGTCGTAAGCCAAGAGCTAAAAAAACAAAAAAATAAATGAGTAAATATAATCTAACTGACATCCACGAAGGTATTATTAGAGAATCTATGGGCCGAGGTGGTACTGTAAATGATTCATTTTATAATATTGCTAATATAGCGGATGAATTAGAAGGCCAAAACCTAGGTAAAGATACTTACCCAATTGAAGTCAAACGTTTAGGTCCATCTGGAGATGATAAAGTAACTGAAGAAATAGTAATTCGTTATGGTGAAGGTCATAAAGATTATTTTAGCATTTATGATTATAAGTTTGGAGAAGATCCTACTAGTGAGGAAAACTATCAAACTGAATATTCATTTAGTTTAGGCATTCCAACTGGAAATACAGATGGAAAAGAATGGGCAACTAAATTAGGGTTTAAAATTGAAGATATGAACGAAATATCAAAAGAGAATATTAAGGAAGAAGAAGGATTTACTGAAGTAAGTACTAAAGAAATTCGCTTCCACTTAGATGCTTATAAAGCAGGAAACATTAATGGTGATGATTTAGCCCAAGCAATTGAAGAAATTGTATTTGGAGAAACTAGAGCACCAGGTACAATGGAAGAAGCAGCTATTAAAGAACCTATAGAACTTCAAGATGCCTTAGAAAGATATTCATTTGGAGAAATATTAGATACTGCTGCTGAGTTCTATACTGAAAATGGAGAAAAAGAAGTTGCTGTATTAGCACAACAAGCTTCTAGCAAATTCAGAAAAATGTTAGATGATTTAGACGGATTAGAAGAAGAAACAGATAGACCTGGATATCATAAAGATGGTACTCCAAAATCAAATGATGAAATGTCAGACGATGAACGTGAAGAGTTCTATTTGAATTTAGATTCAGTTGATGAAGATCTAAAAGCACATTTTGCTCGCTTTAAATAAAGTAAAAATATATTAAAGAAAACGGCGTATCCATTAGGTTACGCCGTTTTTTTTTCGTATATTTATGGCATAAATAAAAATAAAGGTTATATGAGTAAATTAGACAAAATTCAATTCGCAATAATAGGAGTTATTGCTGCTTATTTTATTATTAGAACAATTCAAACAATATAATATGACAGCAACTAGAGATTTATTAAGAGAACATGTTGATCTATTTTTAAAGAAAGCAGATAAAAATGAGGTAGCAAGTGCAGTTGGTGCTGTATGCGAATCACTTGTGTGTGATTATTTTGGATGGACAAATATTGATGCTGATGGTTATGATGCAGTAGATAACTACGGAAACACATATGAAATTAAATCTATGTCCTATGAAACAAATAATTTATATGTGGCTTATAATCATTCAAAGAAACAAGGTCATTATGATTATTTAGTTATATGCCACTTTGATGAAAAGAGAGTATCAATTATTCCAAATTTTGAAATAGATAATTTTATTGAAAATGAAAGTAAAGTATTAAGATTAGATTTTAATGATCCTTTATTAACCAAATTAGGTAAACAAAGACAAAAATCTAGATTTCAATCTTTATTTCTTAAATATGAAGTAAACCATTTTAAATTTTAAACTATGATTAAACAAGGTGATTGGGTATTAGTTGATGGTAATAAGAAAAAATGTTTTGGTATTCATATTAATGGTAATTATTTGATTAAAAATAAAGGCAATTTAGTTCAAGTATTTAAAGAAAGAGTAACATCTTATGTGTAAAATGTGGTTACCCAAGATAGGATTCGTATATTTACAAGGTAAATAAGTTAATAAAATAAAGGTTATGTCACAATTAGAATTATTTAAAACAAAAGAGCAAGAAGAAAATTTACAATACGCTATTAATAGATTTAATAAGCGTCAAGTAAAAGCTGAAGAGTGTTATTTTAATATTCTTAATATCCTAAGTCAAAATGGTTTTATAAAAAACAAACATTATGTACTTGAAGGTGAAGGAGAATATGTTACTAGTTATAAAGAATTTGATTTTGGGAGTTGGAGAGAAAATTTAACTGAAGAAGTATTAGTTAAATCCTGGAATGGTTCAATTAGGTTTTTATATTCATCTTATAATGAATATGATAATAAATTAGAAAACCGTGATGCAATGGTTGATATAAAAGATGGAAAATTCAATTTAGTTCAATTGCAAGGTAATTATCGTTATATTAAACCATCTACTTTATTGAGTAAATTAGATGAATCACATATTATTGCTAAAAACCGTTTTGATAAAGCTAATAAGTACAATAATACTGTTATTAAAGCATTAGAAGATTTACAAACTAAATTTCCAGATGCTAAAATTACTCGTTCATCTTATGATGATAATATTACTATTGAATTTAAAAATGGTAATTCAGTTACATATAAGGTATGGAGTGATGGTTCATTAAGTGAAAAAAGATGTTATATTAAAACTATCCAATCACTTAATCAGGATGATAAATTAAAAATGTTACAAAATCTATAATTATGACTTTTAAAGATTTAAAATTCAAAAAACATAAGGTAGTAGAAGGTATTCAAGCTACACTTGAGATTAAAACGAATATTTTCATATCAGTAGTAGCTGGTGATGGAATGTACTCAAATGGTAAAACAGGAAATAGAGCAGCTGTCTCTAAAGTTAAAGATGTTTCTTCATTTGAAGTAGGAATTATAAATGAGAATTTACCAAAAGAAGACCAACAATGGGAAGTTATGGGTTGGCAATCAAGAGAGGATATTAATAGAATAATTCAAGAATATGCAAATTAAAAGACAAGTTTTACATCATTGTTTAGACCAAGCAAAGGAAATGTTTAAATTAGGTGAACAAGATAAAGCAAGAGATTATTGTGATATGGGAATTGCTTATGTTAGAGAAAAACGTATTGAAGGATACGATGCTAAAGATTTAATTGAAGATGTTAGAGTAGAGTTATGGTTAGAACGTTTTTGGATGTTCTTAGAAAATAAAAATTTATTACTATGAGTTTAAACTTTAACAGTGGGAAATGGTGGGAATTATCGCTTACATTTGCTTGGCCCCACCAATGGTTTCAAATCGGGTGGTCAATAGAAGAACCAGATGAAAAAGATAGAAGTTTCTTAGTAAGAATATTTTTAGGTGTTATGTCCATTAATATAGAATGGGGAAACGAAGATTGGAAATTTAAAGACGATGTGTAGTTCAGGTGCTATGTATATAGATGAAGAATCCTATAGTGTAGATAGAATTATAGAGATGGCTTGGGAGGATAGAACGCCATTTGAAGCTATTGAATATCAATTTGGGGTTAAAGAAAATGATGTTCGAAAAATAATGAGAGAAAATCTTAAACGATCATCATTTGAGTTATGGAGAAAAAGAGTTAAAGGACGTAAAACTAAACATAATAAAACGTCTGAAGCAAATAGATTTAAAAGTAAAAATCAAAAATGAGTTTTTTAATAGGTTTTAGTTTAGCATTACCATTAATAATATTTACTATTATACTTTATTTTATTAGTAAATTTGTTCCTAAAGAAGCAATCCAATTGCCTATATTATTTATGTGTGTGGGTGATGGTTTATTAGTTGCTTTATGGTATTATGGTCTATATGAAATAGTAGATAGCTATAAACATTTTAAATTAGGAATATCAGGTTCATTTTGTTTTATTTCATTTGGACGTGCAATATATTTTATGATACAATTTAATTACGATAATAAAAATGAATCAATTAGATAAAGATTACCAATCACTCTTGTTTGATGTGTTATCATCAGGTGTAAATAAAACTGATAGAACAGGTACTGGTACAAGATCAGTATTTGGTAAACAAATTAGACATGATATGTCAGATGGTTTTCCTATTTTAACTACTAAAAAAGTAGCTTGGAAAACTATGGTTACCGAATTAAAATGGTTTATAAAAGGAGATACTAACATTAAGTATTTAGTTGATAATGGATGTAACATTTGGAATGGTGATGCTTATAAAAGATATTGTAAATTACAAGTTCCTCACGATCATTTTGAAACTCAAAAAGAGTTTATTGAATTAATTAAAACAAAGGATGTGTTTGCTAAGAAGTGGGGTGAATTAGGCCCTATATATGGTAAACAATGGAGAGATATTAACGGTATAGACCAATTAGAGAATCTAATTACAGGACTTATATCTAACCCAGATGGAAGAAGACACTTAGTTGATTCTTGGAACCCAGAACAATTAAATATAATGACTTTACCCCCATGTCATTATTCATTTCAATGTTATGTAAATAATGGTAAGTTATCTTTAATGTGGAATCAACGTAGCGCAGATCTATTCTTAGGCGTACCGTTTAACATCAGTAGCTATGGTCTTTTATTACATTTACTGTGTAAAGAAACCAGACTTGAACCAGGTGAATTAATTGGCTCGTTCGGTGATATACACTTGTATAAAAACCATATTGAACAAGCTAAAGAACAACTTGATAGAGATAGTTTTGATTTACCTGAATTAAAAGTATCATGCTATGATATTTACAGAGGCGATTTTGATGCCGAATTAATAAATTATAAATCACACCCAGCAATTAAAGCACCACTTAGCAATTAAAATTTGGTTACCCTAAATATTGTTCGTATATTTACAGGGTAAATAAGTAATTAATTTAAAATAAAGGTTATGAAACGAGTATTAGAAATTATATTGTTTAGTTTAGTAACATATGGTTTACTTACCCTATGTTCATGTTCAAGTGATGAATTAGAAATAATAGAACCAGAAATAATAGAACCCGAACTAAGCAAAGTAGTAGTAGAAGCATCATTAATCCCTACACCTACTGTTAACGTTACGAGCTCAACTACAACTAATGAAATAAATACTTCTTGGGAAACAGATGAATTTTATTCTAGATTAGTAGATCCTAATTCAACACCAAATGATTATTTAGAGGTATTTTTAGATGAAGCTGAGGCACATGGTTTATATTTTAGACAATATATTAATGAAAGAAAATGGGTTGGATATGGAACTGAAGCTAGTGATGGTACTTCAACTGGATGGACAGGTGGGGCATGTAATGATGAATTAGTATTTGTCTCAATCCCAGATGGTGAGGATTATAATTGGGGAATGATGTCTTTACCCCATAGACTTATGTTTATGTACCATGAATTAGGACATGATATTTTGAATTTAGCTCATATTTGTGAACCAGGACATCATATGACTGGCTGGACAACTTGTATGGATTTATATGGTAACACAGATAAACTAAGACATAATGGTGAGGAAATTAATCAAAATGCTTTAACATATAATAATCCTGACCCTGTTTTAGATTGGAAACGAGCAACAAAAGATATGTTTGAGGGTCATCTTCAAGACCCAGTATGTTGGTAATTAATGTATTATAAAATTATAATTAGGGATAATATACCATATGAAATTAGAGATAATATTCATAAAAATAAATTTCAAAATAAAGATGGTTCGTTAAATAAGAAAGTACTAGGACTATATGTTAAAGAGCTTAATTGTGATAAAGTATTAGAAATGAAAGGATACTTATTAATTTGTAAAGTAGTAGAAGATGCCCAAATTGAAATGTGAATGGTGTCATGGGGCAACAAATGTTATCCCAATGTATATTCCAGAATCACCAGTATTAGAATGGATGGAAGAAAAACTTATTCGTATTGATAATGATTTTAGTGAACAAAAATTAAGTAAAGAAGAAGAATGGGAAATATTAGCATATGATGAAATGGTTAGGGCAATACGGAGGGGAACAGTGTGTACTAAATGTTGGAAAAAAGACCAAAGGTTATATGACAAATATTATGATCCGGGCGACGAAGAAGATTATATAAGATTAATATGAGAGCACTAGTTACAGGAGCAAATGGTTTTATAGGTAATAACCTATATAATAAGTTAAAACAACAAGGTTATACAGTATATGGAGTTGACCCTAAACTAAAAGATAATGATATCATAGGTAGATTTAAATCTCAAGAATTACTCCCTAAACTATCATGGAACCCCGATGTAGTATTTCATTTAGGTGCTTATGTTGATGTATCAGAGTCATTTGAAAAACCAAATGAATATTTTGATAATAATATAAATTCAACACTTGCGGTATTAGAATTTGCACGTAGACGAAATTGTAAAGTAATATATGCCGGTTCTGCTTCAAAACATACTAATCAATATGCTTCACCTTATGCCTCAAGTAAATATATTGGTGAGGAACTATGTAAAACATATAAAACGGCTTACAATATGAATATTGAAATCGCTCGTTTTTATAATGTTTATGGTCCAGGTGAACACTTGGGGCTAGAAAATACAGGTGTAATTGGCACTTGGAGATATAGTATTGCTAATAAGGTTGCTTGTGCAATTGTAGGTGATGGTGAGCAGCGTAGAGATTTTATTCACGTAGATGATACTACAGATGCTTTAATTACAATACACGAAAGTGTTTCATCACATAAGGATGCTTGGGAAATAGGAACGGGTGTAACTACGAGTATAAACGAGCTAGCAGACATATTTCAAACACATTTAAAAGCAGAATTTATTAGTGTAGATGATATAAATAAAACACCAAAATTATCTCACCAAATAAACAATGATCTATATGAAAGGATAGGTTGGAAGGCCAAACATAAATTAGTAGATTACATTAGTTCATTATGAAAGAAATATTAATGCAATCAACAGTAGATTGGCTTCATCCAATTAACCCTCAACTATTAGATAACATAACTAAAGGTAGGGGATTTGAAAAAAAACAAATCATAGCCGATAAAGAAGAAAATGACATAACATATTATGTTATAGAAAATGAAGTAAAAATAATAGCTAAAACGTTAGGTAAAAATGAGTAGTAAATTTTTTGGAAACAAGCATGATAAAAATGCAAGTGGAAAGCAAGGCAAAATAAAAGGTAAAGGTAAAAGCAAAGCAGTTAAAAACGTAGGTGTAAAAAAATCGGGTAGAGGTAGATAAAAAAAAAGCCCAAACAGAGCTCTTTACTACACACCATCACATTTTAATACGTATATACAATATGGTAATGAAAATAGATCAAGTCATAATATTACTAAACAAAGTCTACCATGAGGTAGACGATGAGGACCTTAAATTGGAGGTGAGATACATGGCAGAAGATTTACAAATGTATAGACACACCCTCATATGAGACAACTTTGGAAACATTGGGCAAGGGCCTTAGGTGAGAAGGTTGGTGAAGATAATAAGAAGGCAGACAACGTAGCTTGGATTAGAACATTTATAGTATTACAGGCTGTCATTTGTAACATTTT